CTCTGGATTGTCCACCGCACCGTCGTCGTCATCATCATAGAAACCGATCTTGACCTTCCTGTTATCCTGGAAACCGTCCGCCTCCGTGACCGTGTCCACTACCTGCCAGGTGATGGGATAACCCACACTGTTGCCCGTCGAGACTATGCTGTTGGTCTTCAATATCTTCACTGTGTCCTTGACACTCCTGCCTGTCCTGTAATCATAGATCCTCTCTGCTGTGTCAAAGTGGAACTTGTTCTGGGATTCTGACTCAAATATGTACTCCAATTTCCTGTATTGTACCGTGTATGTGTTGCCATCATTGGTGAACTTGAACCACCAACTTGCATCAGCATTGGTGCCTGTGACAGATCCAGTGTTGGTTAGGTTGAACACCGAACTGGTGCTTAGATTAGTTGCGGTTATGACCTTCCAGGTCTCTGTGTCGACATCATATCTCAGTCCAAATTCCTCGTAGGCTTCTATCCTATCTATGAGATCAGATTCTAGATCTTCTGAGAACGACGTGGTGAAGTTAGGTATTATAGCGTTAACCACCGAGCCGTGTGGTATGATATCGTTCAGTGTCACTGGTCCAACACCTGACTCGAGATTGCCTATACCACTGTTGGCACCGTCCAACACCACCGCTCCTATCTTGGCCCATGTCCTGTCCTCGGAGTTGTCAGTTGTTGATGTTACCAATTTTCCGTTAAGGAATCGCCTGCTGTCCGGCGATGTAAATTTTATCAATGCACCCGGTTTAGCGAACTTCATGTTGGAGGTAGCGAAATCACCTAGTACCAATGCCCCTCCTGATGTGAAGTAACCTGTGTTGGTGTTGGTGGATGTTGTCGTGGAATTCCAAGTGGCCGTGAGTGTGCTTACATCTTTGGTTCCGTATTTGAGATAATAGAACTGTCTAGCATATGCTTCTTTTAGTTTCGCCTCCACAGACGTATCTATAGTTGATCGTATGTTGCTCCTATTGTTGAACGTGAATGTGAATTGCTGTAGAGATTCTTCTCTGTACAATATGCCGTCTTCTGCAAACACCGAAACGTTGGAGTATGCTCCCGTAGGATCTAAAATTTCTTTTGCCCTTGATATACCAGAAGCGGATCTATTCACGGATCTCACTTTCACAATCTCCTGTGACGCTGACAGAGGGACAACCTGATAGTCCTCCGCAGTTATCATCCTGTTCTGCGAGTAGTATACCTGTGATGCTTTCTCCTTTATGGAATCGTTTGATTCGGTAGCCGCGGCGTTGTACACTCCAGATTTGAGACTCGCTGTCACAGTCAATGTCTGTTGTGCACCATTGGCATCAATGTATGGCACAGTAATCTGTATGTTCTGCATGTCTGCAACCTGTATGGCGTACTTGGCATTGTCACTGATCCTGTAATACGTTTTGAACGATCCCAGTGGTAGGTTTGAGAAGTTACCGTCCCCAAACACTAGATCTACGGTATCGTTATTCTTTGTGACCACGTTGTAGATATTTCTTTCGCTTTTTGACAGTGAATTGTAAATGACGTTGTTGCCAGTCAGTGTGGGAACCTTGGTCCATTGTTCAACAATCTGTCCAAACTGATCCAACTTATACAACCAAACATCTGTGTCATTGATGTCATTGACATTTAAACTCTTGACGTAATTGGTTGTCGCACTATCCACAGTAAACTCTTGGTTGTTCATTGTGCCTTGTTTGAAAAGAAAAAAGAATCCCGTGTTGTTCGAGCTGTCGCCTGCACCATCTGATCTATAGGTGTAGGTCAGCCCCGTGCCTGATACTGGTGATGATTCGTATATGGATTCCGAATCATTAATCGTGCTGGGTACTATCTCGAAGGATCTCGATATACCGCCCACCGACTTTTGGAAACTAAAAATAGGAAGATCAAGTTGATTGGAACTAAGGGTGTAGACCTCTGTGCTGATTCCACCTATGGTGTTTGATTCCCTGGGATTGCCGAATAGTTGTCCTGTTTGATTGGCCGCGTTCAGTATGGATGTAAACTGCTCTCTGTAATTTGAATTTGCCGAATCATTCCAGATTACGGTCTGATTTGCTAGATTCGTGCCTGAAGAATCTCTCACGTCTTGTGTGGTTGATATAGAATCTATTTTAAGAAGTCCTGTGGCTGGTTTGTTACGCTTGGCGTTGTAGTTGATCAATCTGGCCAGTCTAAGTACAGAGTTCCTCCTCTCTGCCGTCTCTAGGAAGTTCTCCCTGGCGTTGAGGTCCACTCTGAATGATAACGCCTGTGCGATGTAGGCTATAAGATCTATGAGGGCTATGTACTCAGAACTCTCAACAAAATCATTGAAATCATCTGGATAGTTCTCCCGGAGATAGGCCACCATGGTCCTACGCAGTGTCTCGAAGTCGTAACTCTTGAAGTCGGCCTGCTGGAAGGCCTGGTAGATCTTTCTCCAATCTTCCGCTACTAGTAATCTGTTCTGTCTATCTGTTGTGGCCATTGTATATACAACGGTATTTATATGCTAGGAAATGTGCGTATATTAAGATAGACGCAGTAGGCTGTTCTCGTCGAAGTTGAATCTCAGTTTCTCAGTGATGTTCAGGGGCACATATGTTATAGTGGCCTGTATGGCTATGCCCTTGTCCGCCTCTGTGACCAGTATTTCCTGTGTGCTGATTCTAGGATCTGCGTTGAGATTGGCTGTTACGTCCTCAACTATAGCGTCTTTCAACGCTTCCGTGAATGGTTCAAACAATGCATCATATATGATAGTCCCGAATTCTGGATTCTCAACTCTCTCGCCTTTCCTGACCGAAAGTCTGTTGATAAGGTCTTGCTTGGCCACCTCGAAATCATACAGTTTGAAGTTCTGCTTGTCAGCACGGCTACTGAAACCCTTGAAGGTCACTTTCCTGTTTGATAGGTCCCTGTTGTTCTCTGCCATTAGTCCAATCTCCTGAATTCGACATCTACTTTATTATAGTCCACCATGTAGAATCCCGTGTCGGTCATAACACTGGCCCACGGCACTTCCTGTGCCATCACGCCCTGGTATGTGCCCGGCAACTGCTTGTATTTAAACGAATATATGTTGACACCAGATAACGATTTACCAATATATTTTATATCTTCTTTGAGTCTCTGGTCGCTGAATTTAAACCCACTAAAAAAGTTTTTAACGGCACCACCTATGTTGCCTATCTTGCTTACGAGATTAGCACCCACATTCTGTAGGAAGGTCTGTCCTCCCATGGCGGCTTCCCTGGCATTGAACAGTCCCGCCTTGCTGGCCAGGCTCTTGACCTGGTTCATTCCCACTATCTTGCCACCCACTACGCTGGAGTATGTCTGTGTGATGCTGTTGAGGTTGGCTATGGTACCTTCTATGTTACCCGCTGATAGATTCTTGGTCAGTCCTTGAACTGAGTTGAGTGCGTTGTTAGCCAGATCTATGTTGCCTGAGATTCCTGAAACTGTGTTATTGCCTAACGTGAAAAGTTGCCCTGCTTGGTTGACGAAAACGTTGTCCTTGAACAGTTCCGTGCTCTTGCCTGTGAACTTCTCCACCACCTGTGATGAGAGACTGTTTATGAGATCTTTAGCAGGCGTGTTGAAGTCTATGCCCTTGATCTTCTCTGATATGCTGTCCTTTATGTCAAATGGTAGATTGATTCTATCCGTGATTCCGTAGATCCCATTGTACTTGGTTCCAAACTCGGTCAGTAGTTGCCTTGCCTTGATGGCATCCGTGCTTGATCCCATTTTCTGTTTGACATATTCTAATGCGTCCGCCTGGTACTGCGCATCTCTGATCGCACTGTTGGTGCTTAACCTGTTCTGCATGTTGATGTACTCCGCCGTGCCTGGTGTGTTGGCCAATCTGCTCCATTGCTTCTTGTCGTCCGGATCAATGGGGATGATGCCATCGTTGCCAATGACACTGGCCCTGAACATGGGTTCGTGTGTGACGAATCTGTGTACTGTTGTCTTGGTCTTCCTTGTGAACTGTTCCAGTGGCTTTATGCCTTTTTGTGTTAACTCCACATCTCCCTCTTCCCTGAGGGTCATTCCCACGGCATCTGTGGTCAACCATTCTGGACCCCATGTTGGACTCGCACTGGTTGAATTGAAGTGAACCTGAGATCCTGCCAGGTGTATCTGTCCTGAGGCACCGTGTAACTGTGTACCACTCGTGAATGACGATATGCCGTCCCTGGCATAGTCTCGTACGGATCCTGCTTGTGAACTGTTGAGTATTCCTTTCTCTCCGAGGTTCAACAGAAGATCTGCGGAGTGTATCATCTCTTTGGCCGAACTAAACCTGACCTGTCCGTTGGCGTGCATGTTTATGTTCGAATCAGAATGTAAATTAAAATCACCCTCGGTCCTCATGTTGATTCCACCAACGCCGGAATAGATGTCTATTCTGCCATTGCTCTGCATCTCTATCCATGCGTTACCCGAACCGTTGGCTATGTACACCACGCCCTCAGTATCATGCATTAAAAGTTGATGTCCGGAAGCCGTACGCAATCTAGTCAGTTGGTTCTTGCCGTCCACTGCGCCGTCGTCCATCACGAACGTGTGTCCTGGTGTCCTGGTCACATAGTCGGTCGCTTCTGAATCTTTCGTTCCCACCTTCTGCTTTGTAGTGCCGGGGTCCTTGCGTCCTGGGGTGCTGATACCAAACACCTGGCTGGGAGTCTCCCTCCTAGCCGAAGATGACGTGTTGCCCCTCACATTGTCTGCGGACAATCCCTGTTTGAGTAGTATGTCAGCGAACGGGTGTATTGGTTTATTAATGCTGTTGTAGTTTGTGGCGGTCAATCCCGGATTGGCTCTGTTGACCTCTCCCGCTGGTAACGAGGTCGATCCATACTGGCTCTTCTTGTCTACGTTGGAACTGAACTGTCCGGCGGCGCCTCCACTGCTCTTGTCCCAGGTCTTCTCGCTGGCCGCTATGCCCGGTACCATGTGATTGATCATGGGATCCTGCACACAACCTATCCAGAACGCCTGGTCCATCTTGCCTTCCGCAAATATCACCAGCACCCTCGTTCCTATGTCGGGTGGTACCGCCCAGAAACCATAACTGTGTTGGCTGTGCTCGTACTTGGTTGATCCTGGCAGGTTGTACCTCACGTCCTTGGCGCCATAGAAAGGCGACAGATATTCACATGTGATCAGGTTGCCACTGATGGGATCCGTGGTCTTGCTGAGTCCGGGTATGTTGACCTGCAGTCGGCCCATCCTCAATGGATCGATGTTGTTCTTGACAACTCCTATGTATGGACCGGCGTTCTCACCCGACCAGGCTGTGTCATTGCCCGGTGCCTTTGATGTTGACGCGTGTCCCTTTAAGTAATCCCTACCTGCCATTACGATGATCCCAGTTCTCCACTTATTTCGTCTATACGAGCCATTTGCATTGGGTTCGTCACGTTAGTTATTACGCCGTTCTTCTTGGTGATTTTTTCATTGGAGGTCTTTGTGACCTTCTGGTCCTGGTTGTTGAAACGTATCATGGTTAGATTCTGTGTGAACCTGCCGTCCGCGAAACTGTGTTCGACCTGGGTGACCTTGTATAAACCCGAGAACACCGCCCGCTGTGCCGAGGATATCTCGTAGATGCCCGTCCTGTCGTTCAGATCCTGTGGTGTCTTGAACGTGAGGTTGGTCACGGGTTCCGCCACGTCGTAGTTGAAACATTTAAGTTTGGGGTTCCATATGTTGTCTTTCGCCCCGCCCCTGAAGAAGTCGATGTTGTTGTCACTGCTCCTACCGTTGGAGTTCTGTGGGGTGGCTGGTATGAACTGGCTCTGTCCCAACCAAGCGGGATCGCCCAGGATCTCCATCCTGATCACCACCATGTCCGCCAGCGGGTTGGTTATGGCGTCGAAGAACTGGTCCACCCTGGCGTCGCCCTTGGCGGTCCTGTTGCTGTTGGAACTCTTGTACACGGATGGTTCGCTCTTTAGGGGTAGATATTGATCAGCCCTCCATCTTTCCCTGTTGTCAGGGGTGCCCGTGTCCTCGGTCTCTGCCTTGTTGCTGGAAGTGAAAGTCCTGCTTTCACTGGCCTCCAGATCCTTGAGGCGTGACTGGTAGTAGGCCACCTTGTAGTTGATGTCCAGGTTCTGTATGTCCACGTTCTCGCCCGTGAATATGTAGTTGTAGGCCTTGGCCACGTAGGTCTGATAATTCTTGTCCTGGTGTATGCCGGCAGTGGCCAGGTTGTAGGCACTGATGTAAAAAGGCTCAACCACGATGTGTATGATCTTGGCGTTGGTCTGGCGTATCTCGTCAAAGTTGGTGGTCGGTTCCACGCTGGTGCGTATCCTGAAATACTTGAAGTAGGTGGACAGACCACTGTTCGGTTCGAACCTGTCCGATCCACGGTTAGAGACGGCCGTGCTCCATTCGTCGAAACTCTTGGCGCCATACTTGGGATGGGTCTTCATCAGGTTCTCCAGTAGCATCAGTAGGTTGACCGAGGGATCAAATTTTATGTATTCCATTGTGAACTCCTCACCGCCGGTGTCCACGACGTTCTTCTTTTGAATCATCCCCACTTGCGATAGCAGGTCATATGAGAGTTGTTGCTCGGGCTCTAGGTCCTCGCTGATCGAGATGTCGTACTGGTCGGGGAACTGGTTGTATTTCCTGTCACGTTCATCCCTGTTCTGTTCATTGAGTATTTCCTGTAGGTTCAGTACCGCATCCTTGAACGTTCGGTTGGTAGAAGACAAGGTACCACTGGTCCTGGGGTACATGAAGTTGTTGGTAAATCCGAACTCGTTGTAGGGTATGGCCTGGATGGTGTAGTATGATCCTGCCTGGTTCACATCGATATCCATGGTTATCAAC